GGTTAACACAATTCTACCTATCAAATGCTAAACATCAACTATGTCACAATTCCCCTCAATCATCTGCATGGAATAAGTACTCTTTTAAGAAAATTGCCCTCCTGAATTCAAATATATTCTGTCCTTGATAGTCCACAATCAGGTTCATGCTAAGATAGTAACAGATGGCTTGAAGAGATGAGGGATTCAAAATCGGAGACCATAGAGATTTCTGCAAATCTATAAGCTCACTTTGCCCTATCATCCCACTAGAGGAGATTTTAGGCAGTTGATCATGTGTGTAGGTCAACAACATTTCTGACATAAAAGAAATATCAGGGTTTAGTGCTGGAGGTGCCCACATATTATCCCTAATCAATAATCTTACCAGGTGCTGTAAAAAACTGTTCTTGTCAAACCCTACTAGTTGAGAACTTGTTCTCCTAAATCTCTCTACATCGTTCAGCCAATCTAGGTCTCTTTTTAGCTTCTCAAGCCGTTTTTTTATGGATGTTAGTGTAGGATCCTTCAGCTGAGGTAATAAGTCTGTTATCTGCTGAATCTCTAATTCCAGGACCTCTCTTTGAGGTCTAGATCCCTCTACTGCTTGAGATGTGGACATATACCCACTGACAGTCCTATTGTCTAGCTCTCTCATTTCTCGCCTTGATCTAAGGTCAGATGTTGTGAACTCAAACCCATCCATTGTAAGATAGGTGATAACCCCTCCTGGACCAGAGACTTCCAACCCAGATTGCCTATTCTTTTCTTTGAGAGCTACAAACACATCTTTGGAGTTCCTCATGTCCTCCAATATGTCACAGAAAGAAGATAAGAATGCTTCATATTGTCTATAATCATGTCTGAAATCATCTCGCATGATTTCCAATACTTCTTCATTGACATCGTCATACATGTTAAACATTCCTTTGATCTCCCTTAGATTATCCTCACTGATATCCCAATTTCCCAAAAGAGAAGCAGATTTCTTTGCTGTAGGAGATTCAGGAGAGTCATCATCTTCATCAGATGAATCTCCCATCAAGATATCTTCTGATTCTATCCATGAGTTTAAGTTGTTGATAGATTCTTCAGAAAATTCTGAGAATCCTTGACCGAAATTATTCAAATAGGCCAAAGGGTCCTTAGTTCTTTCTTCCACAAACTTCTCTTTAGAAGATCTCAATCTGTCCCTGTGTTGACCCCCAAAGAAATCATATTTTAAGTCTGAAAAGGACTCTCCTGATAATTTCCGCATGATAAATGATCTAGCTGTTTCCAATAGTCTAGGGGTGTCATAGATGCTGTCTGGTCGATTGAAAGAATTATTCAGTATTAGTTTCTTTACTAGCACAACATCTCCCCTCTCAGAGGGCAGTAGTGCTTGATCCATCAAAGTTAGTGGTTTGCAAGGGGTTCCTCGACACCAACTTGCGAAGTTCTCATCTGATAGATCCAAAGCAGGCATGAGTGGGTCCCAGCAGTGACTTCCAAAGGTTTCACTTAAAATAGTCAGTGGCTTAGAATCTCCAGTTGGGGTCATGTCCATGCACACCAGTCTAACAGTTTCTCTATTAACCTGTACTTCCCAATCTAAGGCCATCATCCTGTCCTTTACTTCGAATGACAGTCTTTTATCAATTAATATGGGAACAGACTTCTCAACTTTCTGAGAGCTCTGATACAGTTCCCCTTTGTGGTCAATGTAGAGCCCACTTCTGGTGGGGCCAGCTGTCTCTGGACTCTTAAGCTTAAAGTCCCTGATTAGAGAGAATATGCTCCTAGACAATGCCTTGAAATCAGTTAGTCGCTGAAGTTTTATGTAGCTTACAGTGGTCCCTTCCATATAAATAACACAGGGCACCCCTATGACCTTCCCTCTCCACTCTCCAGGGCCTTCATACTTCCCTTTACCACCTTCTTGTCTTCTTGTAAAATATCCAATTACTCCCAATTTTGCCTGTTCTATTCTGTTTAGCAACTCGATGTCTTTTCCAGATACCAAAAACTCTCTAATGATTTTAAGTCTAAAGGCACCACTATGAGTCTCATTAAATGATCTGTTGAGAGCTCTATTTCCAGAGATGAGTGATTTCACCAAAGGGAGTGAATAATCTTGTGTAAAAAAATAACCCAAAACACAATGAAGGTTGTGTTTTAACTGTCTTAAGTCATTTTCAGTGACATCCTGGTATGATCGAACCTTATTGTCTGGCCAATATATCCTGCTTGCTGTAGACCAAATGGAAGACCCTTTTGCAGAACTGTCCAATAGGTGAAGAGTTCGAGTTTTCCCCCCTATAGCTTGCAGGAAACCCAACAAACACAAATCTTCCATCCCTAGAACAATCTTTGTGTCTTCATACCTTTCTCTCAAGAAAGGATATTTCACCTTAGCAGAACTCCATATCATTTCAAATACGGTGTTGCTACACTTCACTGTTCTAAGATTGAACCACCTCCTTTTAACAATATCTAAAAGGGGAATCTCAACATCTATTGAATCACCCCATATCTGAAGATCAATCTTGTGCCCCCTTCTGAGTTTTATAGGTTGATTTGAAACTGAGTCCTTCAAACTTAGGAGAAAAGTTGTAAAGGATTCATACTGTGGTTCATTGACAAACCAGCTCACATGGGGATCTTTCCTTCCTGTTGTGGAAACACTCTGAATTTCTAGCCATGAGAGTAATGATCTTTTTTCTCTTTTCCCAGCATTATTAAATCCAGTTATACAAGGGCTAGTAATTAGGTAAGCACTACTAGACATCATCCTAACATTAGGCTGATACTGGGAAAGGGAAGCTCGAACACTGGGATTATGAAGACTGAGAACCATCTGTACTTCTTCTTGTTCCCATGAGTAAAGTGGAACATAGAGTAACTCTGGATTTGCTTCTATGGATTCTACAACTTCTTTAAAACCTCTAAGACCAGTTCTTGAAACAACCTCCTCATAATTCTTTACATTACCAAACCTCACTGAGTAAGATCGGAGACCTTGACGCATGATTCTGTCTACCTTTGACTCATACTCTACAGATGCCCATTCAGATCTACTTTCTATCTCCCAATTGTTTACTAAGATTCCATCTTTGTGCAATAAAAACAACTGATAGTCGAACCCAGTAACCCCTGAGATGTGATCCGGCTCCAGGGGAAAGTAACCCAAAGAGACATTCTTAGTTCTTTGCAGGTGATGAATCACCATATCAGATAAGATGCTATTGTTCAAACCTAGCAATCTGTAATGGTGCAACGCTTGACACATTTGGATTCCAGCACAGAGGAGTGTAGAAGCTCCTGACTCTAAGCTCTGACTGAGAGAATTGTAGAACTGCTCAATCCTATCTGGGATTCTCTCAACTAACCCTGTCTCCATGCAAGCTGAGTTCCATCTAAATAAAGGTTTCACATTTCTGGCGCCAATGTACCAATCTGAATTATACTCTATTAAATTGACTGTGCCAACTGATGTCTTAGCAGTACTTGTCCAAATGGATGAGTATGCAGAAAGAGTTTCCTTCCACCACAGTAGAACAACAGCTAACATCACATAAATTTTCTTAGTAGAAGGCATTGACAGCATGGCCCCAGAGTCATCACTTCCCTGTATGATTGTTACAACTGGAGTGATGCCAAAAGTACCCGAGATTATATTCTCCACTCTTTCCTTCCAAGAGGTCTGAACTATGTTGTGCTTCAAACATGAAGCTTCATGGCAAATCCCCTGAAACATGCCATAGGGAATCTCAACCATAGTTCCTCTTGGCTCTAGAAAAGGAGAAGATCCTTTGTGGAACCTAGATCTCATGTCTATAAAATCAGGATTATCAGTTTCCACCTCAGTGTTGTAATCCAAATTTCGTAACAAGTCTGAGGGAACAGCAATTCTCTTCCTAGTCCATAGATAAAAGACACAATATAGAAAAGGGTGGAAAATTTCATGAGTGAAGTAACACATCTGGAAGTAGAATTGAGATACATGATTCCTCTGACACCATTTGCTGGCATCTGCAGACTTGTTCACACTGACATGTCTGCCCAGAGTGGCCTCTGACTTAGATAGGTGATCTCGCATGAAAGTTCTCTTGCAAGAAGGAGATGAGACCGAGTCATTCTCAAAGAATCGATTGATGGTCTTTGCTATTAACTCAGAAAAGAATTGCACCAATCTAGCCATGATTTCCAACACATGAATTTCTCTAACACCATTGTGTTGGTCCTTAATAAAGCTATCACTAAAGAACCAGCCTCTCTTTAGTAATTTTTGGCATGACCAAAGTGCGACACGAAATG